CAATTGCATTGATCGAATACAAAACAATCGGAAGCATGAAATATGTCGGAACTGACAAAGTAATGCGAGGTCATGCACCAGTTAGTAATCTAGCTGATATGGCAAATCTGCCATCATTTATAGTTGCCTACGACATTAACGCAATTAAATTCTGGGTGTGGGCTACAAACAACCATGCTGAATTAGAGCTTTTAGGCGATAATTATGAAGCAATAAGCGAGAGCAAATTTGTGTCATTCTTAAAAGGATTGAGAGGTTTGCCAAATGAGTTTATTCAAGTGTAATGGTTGCAGTCGCAAAACTGAGTTTATATGGCTAGAGCAGCTGGATACGCCAAAAGGTTTTAAGGCTTATCAGTGTATGGATTGTGGCTGTGTTGGCGTTAAAAATATAGCTGAGGCAACCGATAGTAAAGAGCCTGTAATCCGCTGTGATCAATGCGGTGCTTGGAAGTTTATAGATATTACTTGTCATACTTGTAATTTGATTGGGGCTAAATAATGAATGTAGGTCAATGTGGAGCATGTAAATTAACAGCTGTTTTGCCTGATGGTGTTACCTGTGAGGCATGCGATGAGTGATGCCGGTTATGCAGAAACTTGGTTAGAGACCGATGATCTACGGATCACGACTTGCCGTCTGACCTGCGGTTATGTTAATTGATTTGGAGGCATAGTGTAACATGGACAGAAAGCGTTCGATCTTAAATCGAAAAGCTGAGCCGCCAACGGCTAGGCTCGGAAGGCGCAGAGTTTGGGCGATCCTATTGCTAATTGCATTTAGCAGTTGCTTTTTAAAAGATTATTCCGTTGCTTATAGTCAATACAAAACACAGCATTATAAGCAATATACATTTATTGAATTAAATGATTTAGATCAGTATTACTGTATTGAAGAGCTGTGGCACAAAGAAAGCAGGTGGTCGCCAACAGCTAAGAATGCAAGGTCATCAGCTTATGGCATTCCACAATTACTCAAGATGAAAGAACCCAATCCATTTAAGCAAATAGATAGAGGCTTACGCTATATTGAGCACAGACATGGAACACCATGCAAGGCATTACAGTTCCATAATCGTAAAGGATATTATTGATGAGTAGCAGTGCATTACGATCTACTGGATCAACAAGACAATGGACAAAGATTAAACAAAGAATACTTAGGCGTGATGGCTTTATCTGCCAATACTGTGGGCAAGAAGCAAACACAGTTGATCATGTAATTCCTAGACGACTAAATGGAAATGATAGTGATGACAATCTTGTCGCAAGTTGTCGTAGATGTAATTTATCAAAAGGCGGTCGGTTTTTTGTGAGCCAACGGACACCACCGACCCCCCGTTCCTTTTCTAACCCACAAAACACCTCGATCAGCCACGATCAGACTGGATCGAATTGATTGATTTACAAACGGGTGAGATAAGCCTAGATCACGCTCAATCGACATTAGGAGGTGTGCAAACACCGCGTATTTGCTCAAAACTCAATGATTTGCCGTCTAAAGGTCAAGAGATGATTGATTTTGCAACCGAACTTGGCATACAGCTGATGGATTGGCAAAAGTTTGTTGCAATTCACGCACACAAAGTCAAAGAGGATGACCGGTGGGCTACAAATGAGGTTGGGTTACTGCTTAGTAGGCAAAACGGAAAATCAACATTTATGATGTTGCGTATTTTGACCGGCATGTTTGTGTGGGGCGAAGGATTACAACTTGCATCAGCTCACAGACTTACAACCTCACTTGAAACATTTAGACAGATTGTTGGCTTGATTGAAACTAATCCTAAGTTGGAAAAGGAAGTAAAGAAAATCCGATGGCAACATGGCGCGGAAGAAATCGAATTATTTGGTAACAGGCGATTTGTTGTAAAGGCTGCAAACAATGCAGCTAGAGGTTTAAGCAAACCTGAAACAATTCACATGGATGAGTTGCGAGAATACAAAGATGAGGATGCTTGGTCATCAATGCGTTATTCAATGATGAGTGCTAAAAATCCGCAAGTATGGGTTTATTCTTCAGCAGGTGATCAGCATTCAGTTATACTTAATAAATTACGCGAGCGGGCATTGGCATCAGCTACGACCAATGACCCAATTGGTTGGTTTGAGTGGAGCGCAGAACCTGATGCTCCTATCTTGCTTCCGTCAGGCGAGATTAACTGGAGTGCATTTGCTCAAGCCAACCCATCCTTAGGAATTACAATTCACCCAGATAACATTAAAGCTGCAATCAATGATCCACCAGATATTGTGCGAACTGAATTGCTCACGCAATGGGTCGATACAATAAACAGCGCAATTGATCCGCAAAAGTGGGCAATGTGTCAAATAGATCCAATACCGCTAGATCCTGAACAATCTACTTGGCTTGGTTTGGACTTGTCGCCTGATAGAAAGTTTGGGGCGTTAGTATCTGCTCAACGATTATCGGGGGAAAGATTTTATGTGCAATTGCTTCATACTTGGTCAAATGATTACAGCTTAAATGATCTAGCAGTTGCCAATGACATTGCGCCTTATGTCAGAAAATACAACACGCAAACTGTGGCTTATAGCAAAAGGACAAGTCAGGCAGTTGCCAGTCGCCTAAGTTCTGCCGGCATTCAAACAACCGACATGGATGGGGCTTTATATGCGGAAAGTTGCGATAGATGGCTTGGAGCAATTAACTCACACAGGTTGCAACATTCTGGGCAAGAGGAATTGACCCAGCAAGTGTTATCAGCTGCAAAATTGCCTTATGGCGATGGCAGTTGGATTATTGGAAGGCGAGCCAGCAGAGTTGCAGTTTGTGCATCTGTGGCAACCGCTTTAGTAACTTATTTTGCGACACAACCTGAAACGGAAATAGACATACAAATCGCTTAAACTAGACTTTATGGTATATTATGTGCTAATGGGATTATTTGATAGATTTCTGACAAATCAGACACCAGCAATTCAAACAGATGTTGCCGCTGCCAATACACCTTACAATTTGCAATCAGCTGTTGGCGGATTATTTTATGGAGCACAAACTGCAACACGCGAACAAGCAATGTCAGTTCCATCAGTTGCTAGAGCAAGAAATATAATCTGTTCAACAATTGGTTCGTTACCAATTGAAAGCTACAATCATTTTACAAAAGAACATTTACGACCACAAAGAGTTATTATGCAACCAGATCCAAGAATTGCAGGTTCTGCAATTTATGCTTGGATTGCTGAAGATTTATTGTTTCATGGGGTTGCGTATGGTCAGGTATTAGATAGTTATTCATCAACAGATGCAAGTCGCATTCGTGCATGGACACGAGTTGCTCCAGATCGTGTTACATATAACTTAAATGCAAATCAAACTGAAATTACTTCATACATGGTTGATGGAATGCACGTTCCTGCGACTGGTCTAAATTCTTTAATTGTATTCAGCGGACTTGATGAAGGTGTCTTAAATAGAGCTGGTCGCACAATTAGAGCTGCTCAAGAATTAGAAAAGGCGGCTGAATTATACGCCAAAGAACCAGTTCCTACAATGGTGTTAAAATCAAATGGAACAAATCTTGCACCAGAGCGAATTACAAAACTTCTTGAAAGTTGGAAAGTTGCTAGAAACACAAGAGCAACTGCATTCCTAAATGCTGATGTTGAATTAACTGCATTAGGCTTTGATCCACAAAAATTACAATTAAATGAAGCACGCCAATACCTTGCAACCGAAATTGCAAGAGCCGTTGGCATTCCGGCAAGTTTCTTGTCTGCTGAAACCACCAGCATGACATATAGCACGACTGTTATGGAGCGCAAAGCACTTATTGACTTTAGTTTGCGAAATATCATTACTCCAATTGAACAAAGATTATCAGCTGCTGACTTTGTGCCAAATGGTGTTGAAGTTCGATTTGATATTGATGATTTCTTGCGTGGCTCAGCATTAGAGCGTGCGCAAGTTTATGAAATCCTAAACCGCATCGGTGCAATGAGCATCGAACAAATCCAAGAGGAGGAGGACTTAATCCGATGAAGATTAACTTCCCAATAACAATAACCGCTGCCGATACAAACAAGAGAACTATCTCTGGAACTATCGTTAGTTGGAATGAAGCAGGAAACACATCAGCAGGAAAGACAATTTTTAGTAAAGACAGCATTGATTTTTCAAAACCCGTCAAATTGCTTTTAGAGCACGACAAAACCCGACCTCTAGGAAAATTGATTGATATAACAGCCAATGATCAAGGTTTAGAAGGAACATTTAAGTTAGCAAAAACTTTTGCAGCTGATGATGCTCTTGAGGAAGCAGCCACAGGATTAAGAGATGGATTTTCTGTTGGCGTAATGGTAGATGCATGGGATAACAAAGATGGCGCAATGGTTATTTCAAAAAGTTCATTATCTGAGGTCAGTTTGGTCGCAGATCCAGCCATCGCATCAGCTCGCGTTGAGCGCGTAGTTGCAACAGAAACACCAACAGAGAATTCCGAAGCAACCGCTGAGGATACAACAACACAGGAGGACAAAGTGTCTGATATAACTTCAGATGCTCCTATCGCAACCGAAGCGGTAGAAGCTGCAAAGTCTGAGCCTGTGGCAGTAGTAGCAGCGCAGTCAGTTGCTTACACAAAGCCACGCTCACCAATCAATTCAAAAGCAACTTACTTGGAGCACTCAGTTCGTGCTGCATTAGGTTCAGAAGAAAGCCGTCAGTATGTAATGGCTGCCGACACAACCAGCAACAACTCTGGTTTAATTCCAACTCCACAATCAACTGAAATCATCAATGGCATTTCAAATGCTGATCGTGGTTTAATTGACGCACTATCTCGCGGAGTTCTACCAGCATCAGGAATGACATTTGAAATTCCTAAGATCACAACTGCTCCAACAGTAACACTTGAGGCAGAGGCAGCAGCAATCGATACAACCGATCAAGCATCATCATTCGTTCAGGTTGATGTTAAAAAATTCGCTGGAGGACAAACATTTTCAGTTGAACTTCTAGATCGTTCATCACCAGCATTCTTTGATGAGTTAGTTCGTCAAATGGAATATGCTTATGCAAAGACAACTGATGCCTATGCTGCAACAATTTTGGGCAACTCTTGCGCATTAGCAACTGCAACTCAGGACAACACAGCAGCAGGATTGCTAGGTTTCACCTCAGCAGCAGCAGCAACCGTTTATGGTGGCTCACTTGGATTTGCTCGCAACTTAATTGTGAACAGCACCCAATGGGGTAACATCATGGGTTACAACGATAGCGGTCGCCCAATTTACAATGCAGCACAACCACAAAACGCTGGTGGAGTAGTTTCTGCTCAGAGCCTTCGTGGAAATGTTGCTGGCTTGGATCTTTATGTTTCTCGCTCACTTGATGGATACACAACTGGAGATCAGTCAATGATCGTAGTAAATCCAGATGCATTCACATGGTACGAAAGCCCACGCTTACAACTTCGTTCAGACATTACAGCAACTGGTCAAGTATCTGTTGCTTACTATGGCTACGGCGCATTAGCAGTTAAAATTGCTGGTGGCGCAGTTTGGTTCAACAAGAACTAGTTAAGCCCGTAATGCCTACTAGTGCTCCCGCTGGTAGGCAGCTAGAAATGGGAGTATAGAGAGGAAGGTGCGTTTTGCCTACAATTATTACTGCTAGTCAGTTAAGAAGTGTGCTTGGCGTATCTTCTTCTCTTTATGATGACACTTACTTAAACCAAATTATTGACACCGCAGAAACAGTTATATTGCCAATGCTTGTTACATTTAAAGCACCAATACAAGCTGTATCGTTGTCAGACAATGTTGCTACATTTACGACATTGGGAATACATGAATTTACGGAAGGACAATCAGTTGTCATCACAGGATGCGGATCGCCTTACAATGGAACAAGAACAGTTTTGGCAGACGATCTTGGACAATACACCTTTACGGCTGCAATCGTTAATGCCGATATACAAGAGGCTAATGTCATCCCATCCGGAACTGCTACCTTATCTGGTGCATCAACTTATGTTGGAAACGCAGCTGTTCAATCAGCCGTCTATACAGTTTCAGTCGAAGTCTTTCAAGCAAGACTTGCCGGAGGCGGACAAATTGAAGGAGTAGATTTTACTGCAACTCCTTTTAGGATGGGCAGAAGTTTATTTAATAAATGTGTGGGCATATTGGGAAGTTACATTGACACCGAAAGCATGTGTCAATAAATGCCTAACGAAACAATTCTTCAACAGATCCGCACACCTTTAGCAACCGCATTATCTAGCGTTGCAGGAAATATTTATGCATTTGTGCCTGAAACAGTTATCCCGCCAGCCGTTGTCGTTGTGCCTGATAGCCCATATTTAGAATTTGAAACAATAAATAAAAGCAACATTAGAGCAAAAGTTAATTTTACCATTTCAGTTGCAGTTGCATATAACAGTAATCCTGCATCACTTGATAACATTGAGCAGTTAGTCATTAGCGTTCTGGCAGTAATTCCAGTTGGATATATTGTCAGCTCGGTCGAAAGACCAACAGTCACCACAGTCGGAGCATCGACTTTGCTTATCGCAGATGTTCGAGTATCTACCTACTACACACGCACAGTCTAAGGAGAAATCATGGCAACCACAGTAATAACCGGTCGCGATATTTCGTTGTCTTTCACAGGTGGAACAGACATCGAAGCACAAGCAACCAGCGCAATTTTGACAAAGGTTTTAGAGCGACAGACTTATCAAACACTTGATGGCGAGGCTTACAAAACCACAAATGTATCAGCTACATTTGCACTTGAAATGTTAGCCGATTGGGGCAAAACAAGTTCCGTATGTGAGGCACTATGGACTGCATGCGATTCTGCACCAGATACAGACATCACAGTCACTTTAGTAAGTGCAACAGGCGCATCATTTTCATTCCCAATTAAGCCAAGTTACCCAACAGTTGGTGGATCAGGAATGGATGCACAAACAGTTGCATACGAATTCCTAGTTACAGGTGGAGCAGTAACCGAAACATTTAGTTAAGAAATAGAAACGGGAGCAAAAATGAAGTTACCAATTACAATTGAATATAACTCAGGCGAGCAAGCAACATATATCGCCCAACCGCCTGAGTGGGCTAAATGGGAAAAGACAACTGGCAACACCATAAGCCAAGCAAAAGAAAAACTTGGCATGTGGGATCTGATGTTTTTAGCATACAACGCACACAAGCGTGAAGCTGCTGGAAAGCCAGTCAAACCATTTGATGCATGGATGGAAACAGTCAGCGATGTAATAGTCGGTGATGCAGACCCAAAAGCCAC